GGGAGGTAAGATACAGGGATTCACATTTCCTTTTAATCCGGAACGTGTGTTCTCCATCTTGAAAGAAGGTAAGCGATGCGATTTGCAAAAAGACTTTCAGTTCTTTGAAACACCTGCTGATATTGCAGACTGGTTGGTAATGCTTGCCGGTGGAATTCACGAAACAGATACCGTACTTGAACCAAGTGCCGGACGCGGTGCTCTGATAAAAGCGGTCCATCGGTCATGCCCGTCAGTAATAGTTGAATGTTATGAACTGATGCCGGAAAACAGGGAGTTCCTTCATACACTTGATAACGTAATATTGCTTGGTGAGGATTTCACTAAAGATAGTGTAGGAAATTACACTAAGATTATTGCTAATCCTCCATTTTCCGGTAATCAGGATATTGACCATGTAAGACATATGTATGAACGCTTGGAAGAAGGTGGAATTCTTGCGGCTATAACCAGCCGGCATTGGAAGTTTGCGTCTGAAAAGAAATGTGTTGAGTTCCGGGAATGGTTGGAAGAAGTTCATGGAGAAGTTT